ATTACTTTATCAGAATTATCAACAACTAAGTCAATAAATTGTGTAAATATTGAAGTAACGCTTTTAAAAGCTATAGAAAACAAGTCTGCTATTCTTTGATTTTCTCCTAATATTTCTTTAAAAAGTTGGAACGCTTCATTTAATAAAAAAATAGGAAGTGCTTTTAGTGCAAGTCCCATTCCTTTAAAACCATTTTTAACTTTATCTACAGCACCCTTTACGCCTTTAAATCCTTTCTTGGTATTATCAGCAGTTTCTTTAGCACTTTTTTCAACACTGTCAATGCTTTGTTTTAACTCAGCAAACTGTTCCCTGATATCTCTAACGTCATCTTCAAGACCTTTTACATTAGCTTCAAGTTCTATTGTTTTTTTAACTGCCATCTAAATCTTGTTTGAATTGTTTATACGCTTCAATAAAACTGCTAGGGAGTTTGTTTTTACCTTTTGCAATCTTAATGTTTTCAGTTGTAGGTTTTGAGTGTTGTAATAATGTTATTATTTCGCTTATCATCTATATATATAATACGTTTATCATTTTTTTTTTAACAACTAGCGTAATTAGATACAACACCTGTACTGCTAATTTGTGCTCTATAATTGTTTTCAAATTTATACCAATTACCACCCCCATTTAATTTATCGCTGCTACCTGACGTTCCCGCACTAGCAGAATCAGTATATATCACAGTGCTATTAGCTAACGTACCTGAATAATATATAATAGTTGCAGGTGTAGTTGAACAAGCTGCTGTTGCATCTGCACTTCCTGAACTTGATATTTTAGCACCTGTTATACTAGCTGAACCTGTAGGAACTAAAGCACCTGTATTTTTGTTCCAATAAACTATTTCGATAACACCTGATGATGATAATTGACAAATATAATCAGCATATCCGCTTGTCGTTGCAGTAGATGTTAAATCAGTCCACGCTCCATTTATATAATTTTGCCTTCTAGCTTTAAACATTTTATTTTCAGGATAATATAAATAATCAAAAGCAGTTGAACCTCTATCTGTTTTATACGAACCAGAACCTGTATAAGTTGTTGTCACAGCTAAATTAGAATACATTACTCTTCCTGAACCAAAATATGCTGTAAAATACATAACATTTGATGTGCTTAGTGTTGAATTATTTGCAGTCGTTAAATCATAATAATTAGTAGATGGATAATCATTAGTGATACGTATTCTATAAACAGTTGTTGTTGAACACGCAGTTTGAGTTCCTAACGTTCCATTTCCGCCAGTTACTTGATATGAATAATTACTTCTTGAATAATAACCATCAGGTGCTAAAGTAGTTAATGAACTATTTGTATATAAAACTATTCCTGCTGCAAAACTACTTGATGTTGAATAATATGTTTGCGGTGCTGAACTTATACAAGCATAATATGCATCGTTAGCATTGTAATATGTATTATTATATGAATATGTTTGTACTGAAGTTTGAACTGTTTCATAACTTGATGCTACACCTTTTGTATTGCTGAAAGTATTTGTCGCGGTTGCCCAATAATAATATGTCGTGTTGGCATTTAAACCCCCAAAGTCATAAGATTTACTTCCTGTTGTAGAAGGTGCTGGCGATATATCATAATGTGTATTATTAGTTGCCGCACTAGCATTAGTTCCCATATAAAATCCAGCTCCATTTATCGTAGCACCCCCATCAGCAGTTATATTTGAATTTGCAGTAAAAAATGTTGTACCTACTCCTGATTCTGTAACATTATTAACAGTGGGAACATTTGGTGATGCTGCTGTATTAAAGCTGACTGTTGTACCTACTCCTTCTCCATGTTGATTTCTACCGAAAGCAGTTACATAATAAGTAGTGTTTGCATTTGCCCCTGTAGCATTATATAAATAACTTCCAGTGCTAGTTCCTGAAACAACTTGTCTTGTATTACTAGCGTATGATGCATTAACACCCCAATAAAAACCTTTATCAACCATATTACCATTTACAACGTCTAAACTTCCATTTATAGTAAATGAATTATATGTTACATTAGTGCTTGTAGCAGTTGTAACAACAGGTGCTTGAGTTGGGCAGTTTTGATAATTACTAATATATCCATTTGAATCTATTGTTGCGTATTTACTTCCTGGAAAAGAATGAAAGTTCCCTGAACCTGTGTAAGCGGTTGTTAATCCTGTATTAGTGAATAACCTTATCCCATTTCCTAACGTTCCTGTATAATAAACAGTCGTGTTTAGGGAATACCCACAAGCAGTACTTGCATTTGTACTATTGCTAGATGATATTGTTATACTTACTGAACTTTGACCTGTAGAAGCAACTGCCTCTTTTCCATTTAATAATTCTAAAGTCGCTTCGCCTGTTTGTAAGTTTGTTGTTATGCTATTTATCCTGTATGTTAAATCTGATATTTGTAATTCATCGGCTAAGCTGAACTGCTGTAAAAATTTTAATGGTAGTCTTGCTTTTATTTTAGTTAATCTTTCATTAAACCTAAAAACATTTACAATATATGATTGATAATACTTTTCAAATAAAGTGTCAATATAAGAATCGCCTAAAGTAAATTCATTTATTTCAGCTTTGAAATTAATCGTTTCAGGATAACCAGCACCAGAGTTTAAAACTGTCGGCGAGTTACTAGGTATCCAATAAGCAGTTATAGTTTCTTCTGCGGTATTAGTTCCTGAATCATAACCGCTAATTTCAGTTATTAAATTAAACCCATCTGCAGTGTCAGGTAAATTTGTTGAATGAATAGGATAAAATAATACAGGCTTACCTAAGTATGGTTCTTGTTTATCATTTAATAAATGCCCAACTTGTATTACTTTTGAAGTCGAACCATCAAATAACCTTTCAAACTTCATATGCTGAAAAGGTGCAATAATTTCATATTTTGTATTATTACTATCTAAACCTCCACCAGCATCATAAGAGGTAGCACCCCAGTCTGTTTGATTTTGTTCTTTATGTTGTTTAGCTAATATGTTTTCAGTATCTTCATATTTGAATATTATTTCTCTATATGGTAGTGCTTTGTCTATATTTTTTGTTGTGCTATCTACAAAGTCTGTAACGTTTATTACTGATCCGTTGCTATAAAAATTATCTAATGTATCTACAGTTATTATACCATTTTTCTCACTAGCAGTTAAATTAAACATTTTAAAAATACCTGATAAAAAATCTATAACTTTCATTTCAGGAATATTTTCCATCAGTGCAAACCCTCCGCTAGGAATAGCAAAACTCGAATCAACGTCTGAAGTAGATATAATTGTACTTGTATTAGTGTCAAACGTATCTATAAATTTTATATTGAAGTTCGTAACAGTGGCTGCCGAGTTACTTTTAAATTTTATATCATAATCACCATTACCTAATTGATATGATCTTGGTGAACCAGTATTTTGACTTGGTGTCCAAGTTGCATACTCTATAACGTTTGTATTTGTATTTCTTATTTCAGCAACTATATTATTTGAAACTGTACCGAATGTACAATCTATTATAAATTGAAATTTATCATTTGTATTTAGATTATATATTTCAAAAGACCTTTGCCTTAATACTAAATTATCTTCGTGGTTATTACCAGAGGGTGTATCATATGTTTTTCCACTTTGTTGATTAGGAGTATATGATGATCCTACACCTTCAAGTATTTTACCTGCGTTTCTTTGGCATAGCATATAAAGGTTATAAAACCCTGTGTTAGTAGTGTTAAAAAAGTCATCACTAAAAACGATTTGTTTATTACCATTTATATCTTTAGTTTTTTCTGAGTTTTCAATAGCTTTTATTATAACGTATAACCTAATACTGAAAGTTAAATCTTTCCAATAATAACCCGAGTAAGCCGTCGGTTGACTAGGATTTAAATTTCCACCTGATTTATTTATCTCTTGTGTAGCTGTGTTATAATATGCAGGAGTAGAAGATGAAGAATAAAAGCCTCTTATAGAATTACTTATCAAAGCGGTTACTAACGGAGCAGGATAGTCAACGCTGTCAACTGTCTTAGTTCCTGTTCCACCAGTACCGAAACCTGTTTTAATATTTGCAGGGGTGTAAACTGTGTCAAAGTTTGTGAGCCAATCTAAATCTTTTAATTGCATATCACCAAGAACATCTTTTAAATTTAAAGAACCGAAAAAAGTAACACGATAAATATCAGGTCTACCATTTTTTAAATCAACACCTTCAAGTCTTAATTTCCCACGTTGAAAAGGTAAACTATTTAATTCTATTTTAGCAACGACTTTTTTACGACCATCAAAAGAATATGCTTGTGATTGAGTAAAGTTTTCATAATGCTTAAAAAATTTATTGTTTGTTTTACTTGCAGGGATGCTGAAAGTTTTTGTAAAATCTGAAAATATCTTTCCGGGATCTTTAGCGTCTTGAATTACTTTTGTGAGTGATATAGTTTCATCACCAAATAAATCTAATCTAGTATAATTAAGATCAGCAGGTTGCTTTACATATAATTCAATATTATTCATTATCGAATATTGCTTATCATATCAAATGCATATTCAGCAGTGATAGTGTATTGTATTGTTTTATCGTTTAATCCTGTTTTAATTCTTTGTGTGCTATTTGTTATGTTTATAGGTGTAGTTGCTGAATCTTTATATATCCATACTTGTTCACTTACTAATAATTGCTTGAATGATTCATTGACTGTATCGAAACTCATTGGCGGTGAATTTAATATTAATGTTTCATTAGCTAAACTATTGAATTGTTTTATTGAATGTTTTTGATTATTGTATCTAGAATTCGAATCTATTATGTTTCTTTTAAACGTAGTTTTTTGAACGTTTATGTTTTCTGAAGTTTTTCCTGTAAAATACATATCTTGTAAAGCACCATATTTATTTACAAACGTTACTTTAAATGCCTCGTGTTTTGAACAAACTCTTTCAATATTAAAAACTGTATTAATAATTGTTTCACTTGTATCAGATGCAGTAAACGCTTGATATATTATAGCAGTTCCATTCCAGTAAGGTATTCTTCCAGCGGTATTATCAGGAGCATATATAGTTGTACCATCTTGTAATATATCGTTAGTTGCTATCGTTTTAGCACTATTTGTTCCTGTGCCTAAACCTTGCATAAATTCAAAATATCCATCTAATGCTTTATGATCGATTGTTTCAACCGCACCCACTGGTGTAGCAGTTGCACCTGAATTAATTTCATCAATAGTTTTATTTTTAAATGTTACGCTCCCTCCTATTGTTAATATTTGTGAAGTGTACGTGTTATTAAAAGTTATATCTAAATAATCTCTACACAGGTCAGCTATTTCAAAAGCTATTGTTCCAGATTCTTGACCGCTTGAACCTGACAAAAATGTATCTTTACTCATTGTTGATATTACAACACTGTTTACTTCTAGTACAATTACTGCACTCTTAGCAACCATTGAACTTGTGTATGCTCTTGTATAGGTTTCGTAATATGGTGATCTTAATAATATTGTTGCCATTACGTTCTTTTTATTAGGTCTGCTTCAATCATTGAATCTATCATTAAAATTATTAAATCATCAGAAAATATATCTTGTAAGTCATTAGGTAGTTTTTTAAATTCATTTACGAATGGTATTGTAAAGAAGTTGTTTGCCCTTATACCTTTTTCATAAATTGATTTTGCAATTACATATCCTATCTGATTGTATTTACCTTTTGCGAATTTACCTTTAGCATCACGGAATCTGATGTTTTTAGCTTTAGCCCACCCTGCAAGTGCACTGCTTGGAGGCGGTTTGCTTTTATATTTAAAAGGTGTATTTTTATTAACCCTGTAATTGCTTTTTGTTCCTTTAACACCCTTATCAATATAATCACCATAATCTTCCATAAACAATCCGTATGCTAGTGAATCATTATTTTCAAATAGCTTTTTATATTTAATACTATTATATAATTTTTTAGTATTATTTATAGGACGTTTTTTTCTTTGTAGTTTAGTCCCTTTTGATAAATTTTGTCTTGCTTGTTTTTTTACTGCTTTAAAAAAGTCCTCTATCCTTTCGTTAAATTTATCTGAAAATATTAACATATATATTGATCGTTTCTAACTTCTATATTTAATTCTGCATTCCAACCAGCTAGATTATTTTCAAACCTATCAACAAAAGGTTCACAAACTGGATCATTGGTTAATCTATATCCTGAAGTGTGTAAGTCCCCAAACCTTAGTTTTTGTATTAACGTATTTAAAACACTTAATTGCGTGTTAAGTATATCTTGCTCATCTGTATTCTTCCTGAACTTATCTGTTTCATTTGCTTTACTTACGTCTTTTATATCCATTACTAACACTGTAATATTATAATTCAAGGTCTGTTCGTTTGACACAACATTGTTTACAATAAAATGAGCTAGTGGAAATATAGTTTGTTTTGCTAAATCAATATCACTTATATCACCAATAGTTACTGTTTTAGTAATTAGGTTGTTTAGTAGTGATGTTTCTAGTGTTTCACTTATTAGATAATATGACCTTGCTGCTTCGTTACTTTCTGGCATTTGATTTTATTTCAGCGGATTCAACTTCGTGTTTTTCTTTTATATATAACAATGCGTGTAATGTTGTCGTTAATCTTTGTTTAGTGATATCTTCGAATTTTGTAATATCTCCTTGAGCGAGTTCGTAAATTGATCCATACCAACCCCACCTGCTGCTAAATTGAGCTCTTCGCCCGAGAGGTTGACTTGATTCCTGTCCATTAAATAATCCATCATATTGCTCGATAATTCGATCCCTAAATTGTAAAAAAAAATTAAAGAACTAAAAACAATATCAAGAGGCATATCTTTCATCAAGGTAGATTCTTGAGCTTCATAATCTTTTATATCGTATTTCCCCCCATACTCCATTTTGATAGGTCTAAATAAAACGTTCATAGCTAAGTGCATTTTATCCCAATCATTTAAATAATTATCTATATCTACATATTCACCTAGTGATACATCTTCTAACTTAGGAATGAATCCATATTTTACACCTTGCATTTTAAACGTAGGTATTAATTCAGGTTTGTTATCAAATAGTGTGTTTAGTGTATTTACTATATCATTTACATCTGATACTTTAATTTTAAATGTATCTGTTAAATTTATATTACAGAATATCTCAATCATTTTTTGTGCTATGAATGTCGGGTCATCATTAGTTTTTTGTATTTTAACAAACTTTTGATATTGACCTAGAGTAAGATCTTTTAATTCTGTAGGAACGTTAATTGATAACTTCATATTTATATAATACATAAATATAAAAAATTTAGAATAAAAAAAGGGAGCTGTGCGAAACTCCCTGTAGACTAATCAATATGAAAAATAACTATTTAGATATAAACTAAATAAAAAAACGCACAAACTTTATTTCTTAGTCCCATTTTATATTTTGTATTTACAATAGTAGTTAGTCATTATGAGGTAGATTTAGCTCTTAGTTTCCACGCTTGTGATTGCTGAATAGCATTTATTTTATCTTCTTGGCTACCTTCAAACTTGCCACATAATTGCTGTAAGTAAGTGAAATATTTAACACCTGTTTTTATTTTTTTACCACGCTCAAGAATTATATCTTCAGTAGCGAATGAAGTTTTTCTACCGAACCAACCTAGAGTTCGCTCACCGTCAAATTCACTAGGTTTAGTACCTACGAATTTATTATCAACAAAATACTCTTCGTAATAACCTAAGACCTTGAAAGTAGTTTTATTATTTGATTTATTATTTTTCATACAGCTAATATATAAAAATAAAATAGATATAAAAAATTTTTAATAACTTTTTTTATCTTATTGCATACTTTCCGTAATTTGGTTTACTCATTATTGAATAGGTTGCGTACCTAGTTGCGTCAGGAATATGGTCATTTCCTTCTTGAGGTATATTTGTTAATCGATTTGCTTTGTCTTTTTTCCACCTGTAATCCCTAAATTCCCTTATTGCATTTGATGAGTTTTCTGTTACATATATTTTGTAACGCTTTAATAAATCTATTCCGGCTGCAACGCTGTTTTGACCTTTTACGCTAGGTCTAATATTGTTACCCATACGCTTTAGTTCATCAATTAATCTTACTTCAGCTGAATCACCGAATGATAATTTATTATCTGAATTATGTTCTAATAAAAACCTATGTATATCTCTTGTAGTCATCATAGTTCTATATAATAATTCATTTACATATAAGTTATGTTCTTCTTGATAGACTTCAATAGCAGTAGTTGGATCATTGGTGTAACCAAAGTCAATACCGATAGATAAAAACTTTGCTGTTTCAGGTATTTTATTAATCGTTGATATACGAAATATTTGTGTACGAGATAAAGCACGCTCACCTAAACCGAACACCTGCCAATATTCATCATCTGTATCTTTTAATCTTTCAAGTTCATTTATAATATTTTTATCTATAAATGGATTATCTTTATATGTAGTTTTATAAAATATAGCATCGTCTCTTACTTCAACTTTATCATATATCCAATGATTAGCTTCACTTGGGTTGTAATCTATTATGACTTGCCCTTCAGTACGAAAGATTAATTGTTGCCAACTATCCCAATCTATTTCATTACACTCATTTACGAATAATAAGTTTCTTTTTCTACCTCTTATTTTAGCAGGTTGATCTAGTGAAATAAATTCGACTGTATTATTGTTTAGGTAATACTCAGAATTAGACTTGTTGTGGTCTTTTTCGCTATACAGTTCATAATGCTTTAATATATCTAAGAAGTCACGCATTACAGTTCCCCTCAAACTTGGGAACGTTTTCCTGCATATAGTTATTATAGTGTTAGAGTTATTAGCACAATAGTCAAATATTATCCATATTAGTAAGTTAAATGTTTTACCACTTCTACTGCCACCTTGTTCTATTAAGATTTTTTTATCTGACCTACTGAATTGATAGGCGTGATTATAAATACAATTAGTCTGTACTTTCTGAGTCATTGTCTAATACGATAACTTCATAAGTCGGTTGCTCTTGCACTAACGTTACGTTTTGAGTTTCTGTAGGTTTGCCCAATCTATAATTGAACCATAGTTGTAATGACTTAGTACACCCTCTTTTAATTCCGTCTATTAAAGTTTTAACTGCTAATTCATCATACATTGATAACTCTTCAATTAATTGTAATTCTTGTGACTTAGTTTTTCTTCCTGACCCTATACGTTTACCACCCCAACTCATAATTACCTTTTTTTACCTTGACCTCTATATTTCTTTTTATAACCTGTTTGACTTTTACTTGCATTTTTACTATGCACTCCAGGTCTTTTCTTTTTAGGCTTGTATTTATATATACTAATTATGTTCCTAGCCACTTGAAAAAACTTGATTAATCAAGAGTATAATAAAAAAAATGAACTTTTTTACCAAACCCATTCTATATTTTGAACTTCCTCGAACTCTTCATACTTAATAACAGTTTCAATTTGAGCTGCCATCTTTACTAATATATGTTCAGGCAAATATTTTAATTTACTATTTATATATGCTTGTGTATTACTTCTACTTTTATAATCAGGTGTTAGGAATAGTTGGTCGAACCATTTTTGCATCCTTTCGTTTTTATGTTCATATACTTCGAACATTTTTAATGAATGGCATAAAGTAGCACTATCCATTTTAAAACCTAGATCGTTGAAAGTGTTTATTATATCCTTATTCCTGAATTTATAATAGTTTTTTAGTATGTGTACGAAGAACGCTCTTGCTTCAACGTATTGAGTTGCTCTAACTTTTTCTAAGAAGTTAAAACCTATTATTTTTTTAATTTCAATTGCTATTCGTCTTGTTTGTGATTGTGTCATAGTGTAAATATATTAAAATAATTTTTCTTGGGCAAGGTTACCTCTTTTATCTTTTAATCTGAGTTCAGCATTGCCACTTGATTTCCTTATATACATAGTACAAAAGTCAGTGAAGTTATCTTGTATCCACTTTATTGAGTCGTATATATATTCTTTTGTCCTTATAGTTTGTAATCCACCTTCTTCTCTAAAGAACTTACTTTTTAAAGTTATATCATCGAATCTAACTAATATACCATTCTTTATATATTGTCTAATGCTATATTCATAATCTTCTCCGTGATTAGTATGCCTGTTTAATTGATTATCGTGTTCTACAATTACTCCAAACGTTCCTCCCGGAATATAACATAGCTTGGTATATACTCTATGCTTCATAAAAAAATGATTAGCTGCAGCGTAGATTCCGAAACATTTAGCACCACGTTCATAACATTCTATAAAACCTGGAATAATATAATCATCTATTAAACTATTAATTGGGACTAATGTATCTTCTTTTTTAACAAATATGCCGTCTAAGTCATCATCAAACATTACTAATTGAGTTCCTTCTTTATAATATCTTTCTATAAAGTTTCTTTGTTCGCCGATAGTTGGCACACCGATAACGATTTCATATCTTTTATTTAAACTCTTTTTATATATTTCGTATTCTATTTCGTCTGCTACAAAGATTGTTATCACGCTATCATCGATATTGTGTTCTTCAAGCATTTTTAGTGTTTTTTGTTTTATTACCTCAGGTCTTTTGTATGAGGGGACTGCTATTTTATAATTTATTGTATCCACCTTGATCTATTTTAACTCTTAATAATTCATCTTTAGGTGCTTTGCACTTATACATATATTCACGATAGTAAAGCACGAAACTAACTCGCAAACAATCATCAGTAAAGTTTTTAAAACCTGTATTACAATGATATTTATGTACGTCTACAAATAATATATCTGTATTTTTTAAATCGATTCCTACACCATATTCTGGAAGTATAAAATAACCACCGCTCCAATCACCCTCGCGATATACAACTAGATTGCCAAAACCCTCAGTAAAATCACCAGCATCTTTGTGTACTGCTGTACGAAAGTTTTTATTTACAGTCACAGTTGTAAAACTTGTATCAGGGATTACATAATTTTGATTCGTTCCCTCGGCTATGTTTTTTTGTCTAGCATAATATTGAGGGCATAATTCTTTATATTTATCATCAACTAATTTTATAAATGGAAGTCCTTCTTTATACTTATCAAAATAACTTCTAGTAAAAGCTGTTTTTCTGCAATACCTAATCATTGCACTTTTATCCATAAAACCTACAACGCCAGACTCAACGTGCTGACCTACACTTGTATTTGAAATAGTACCATCAGCTCTAGTTCGTTTCCCGCTAAACCCACTTGCCGCACCTCTACTTTCAGTCCACTGAATACTATCTTTAAAACTATCAACACCCAACTTTAATGTTTCTAAAGGGATTACATTTTTACGAAACTTAAATAATAAATTACCATACATATCATAACCATTTGCATCTTCAGTAATTAACTCAGTAATATATTCTTCGCCTATATGTTTTTTATATATATTGTCAGCTTGTTGCTCAGTCAATATCTTCTTGAACTTCTTGTTTATCATAATGCTTTTTTAATAAGTATAATATAAAATCAGATATGTTTGCAGTCTTTAATTCATCTTTAGTGAACTCAATTTCCATACCTTTTTTACATAATTTTTTAAATAAATCCCTGTTTAAATGTGTGTAATATAATAAAGCGTTAGTTATTTCAGTTTCATCTTTAGGTGAATCATCTTTAGGAAATTCATATTCAAATAATTTCATAACTCAATATTAATAAAATAACTATCGATATCAAACATATCGCTTTCAAAATAATCTTTATACACTTTCATTGCATATCTAACTTTATCGCGACCGCTACTTATAAATTCCTCGCTTACAGGTAAATCACTGATTCCAATATCGCAACTTTTTTTATCAATTACAATGAATTTAAATGATTTTATTTTAAATATTTCAGTATATAAATATGCTTGTACATCATAATGATACCAATATGCAGCCTTGTTAAATTGTTTTATGTTACTCGTTGTTTTTAAATCTATAACACAATCTTTTAATAATACATCTGCTTTAGCTCTAAATGGTTTACCTTGTACATAACCTACACCTGGAAATTCTACCTTAGCACCTTTAATTAGTTGCATAGCAGGTTCATTACGAAATATTGCATCGGCTAATCTTTCAGCATCTTCTTTTTCTTTAATCGTATAAACTTCTTTATGCTCTTTTTGTGCTAGTTTAAACTTATTATTGTTCTTACTTTGTACGTCTATAAATATTAGTTTATGAAAATACTCAGGCGTTAATATTAATAAATGAAATAAATATCCGTCGCGTATCACTTGTGTGCTATTGTCATTTTTAGCATAGGTCGTATCGTTGTGTTATGTTTTAGGCGAGTCTAATAGTAATTTAATACTTGATGAACTGAATGCCCATTTATGCATAAACCCATAGTAAAAGTCATCATCTAACATTTTAGATAATAGTTCTTTTTCATCGTAGAACTTTCCGTCTAATAATTTTATTTCGCTCATATTACTTCATTTGTTTTTTCAAATACTAATCTTATATTTAATGTATCAAAATCATAAGAATATATTTTTTCTTTCATAGTGAATTCAAAAAGGAATTTGAATAAATCTACTTCTATTTTACTGCCGAACTCTGGCACAGTTCCAAACTCATTGAATAATACCTCTATTGTTTCAAAAAGTTTTTTGTTCACTTCTTCACTCGGAAGATCCCCTATTATTTCCGGAGAAATAACGATTTTCATATTGCTCAAATCTGAGTTTAATGTCATTGCTTTCATTTATTGCT